GTAGTGAGTTAGAGTTAAGAGCTGGTGTGTAATCAAGTACACCGGCCATTTGCAACGCTGATGCAACATCAGAGGAACAGATAACCATGTTACCTTTACCACGACGTGTACCTTTTGCGATTGCGTTTGCTTCTTGTTCGATTTGGAACATTAAGCCTTTGAACTTCTCAACTGACCAACGACCGTTTGCATCGACGTCTAAGTCGAATGTACCGGCAGAGGCTGTACCAGCTGCACCAGTTACGGCTGATGTGTAGATTGAGCGAACTAATTCACGGTTGATTTCCACGAGGATTTCAGACTGTAGAATGTTTGCTAGTTCTGTTTCAGCGTCTAAACCGTGTACGGCTTTAAGATCCTGAGCAAGCTCTGTAGTGTATTCTGCTTTCAACGCGCGTGATTTCGCAGCAACAGTAACTTTTTCGATTGAGAAAGCCATTTCAGCAAATCCAGCGCCAACACCGTCACCAAGTGCTTCAGCAGCTGCAGTTGTCATGCCTTTACCTGTTACAACGTCACCGAATGCAGATGCACCAGTTGATGTACCATTTGGATTAGCCGCGTCGCCAGAGAAGCCTGTATTTGCTTCGCCGAAGAATGCTTCTGCACCAGCTTGGTTTGTGTACTTCGAACGCATTGCGAAGATAAGACCTGTTGGTCCTGTCATTGGCTGAACGCCAGCAATGTCGTATGCCATTAAGTTTGGCATCGCACGACGTACGAGACTAATAAGTACTGGATCATAACCAGCAACTGGACCAGTTGCGGTTGCACCAGATGTGAAGCCGTCGGCTCCAGCAGCGTTTGTTGGTGCTGCTTCTGAAAGAAGTGAACTCATTGAAGCAGACATATCGCCTGATTCCATAAGTGCTTTCTCTGTGTTTTCAAGAATCGTAGCAGTTACGCTTTTACGATGCTGATCTGTAATTGCAGTGAAAGAGTCATGCTCGAGAACCGGGCCCCACTTTTCCACTAGCGCTTGATAGTTTGACTGTGCCATTTGATGTCTATCTCCTTGGTTAATAAAGTTCTATCTGGGTATATTTATAATTATGTGTTTTTACCGAAATATTAATTACGCGAGTTTAAGAATGCTGTGATAGCGTTAATTGAGGAATGCTCAGAAACAGGTTGTTTAACTTCTGATTCTTCTGTGAGGATTTCTTCTTCAACGACTTCTTCAGCAACTACCTTAGGTTTCGCAAAAAATGATTCTTTGAGTGTTTCTAAGTCAGCCTTATACTCATCAATATTTTCAGCATCAAGCTTTTCAGAAAGAACTTTTAATCTCTCACGTTGCGTGATTGTGAGATCTTCAGTCATTTCTTCGAAAACTCTTTCAGCTTTAAGTGAAGCGAGGTGCTTTTGAAGTTCTACATTTTCAGTAATTTTTTCGTTCGCCGTGGCTTTAAGGTTTTCAACTTCTTCTTCCAAGCCTTTTACCACGTCAACTGTTTCTGCGTCAACTTCGATATTGTGCTCTTCAAAAAGACCTTTAAGACCGTCCATTAAGGATTCTGCCATTTCTACTTTAATGCCAGCCTCAATAGCTAGTTCGTTTTCTTTCATCCACTCTTCTACGACATAGTCGAGATATGAATCAAGGTTATCAACGATACCATTAACGCCTTCTTCAATAGATTGATTCATCTCTGTTTCGAGACGCTCTGTTGTTTCTGCGATAACTAGGTCAGCCTTGGCTGTTGCAGCTTCATTTACTGCAGCTTCGAAAACAAGTGTTGCCTTGTTTTTGAAATCTTCTGATAGGTCCATGCCTTCAAACATTGCCGCAATAGATTCGTCGATAGAAATTACTTCTTCAACGATTTCTTCTGCTTCAACTTCTGGCGCGGCGTCCTCTTTAACAGAGCCACCTTGACCTGGAGTAACAGCGTCTACTTTATCTGCAGAGCCGTCAACAGATTTTTTAACATCTGCTTTCTTCTTTTTTACTGCGCCGCCAGCACCAGTTACTGGATCCGCAACTTCCGCTGCTGGAACACCTGCACCGCCGGATTTTTCGACGAACTTTTCGTCTAGCTCATTTGACATATGTTCTACTCCTTTTAATTAAGCTATTCTATATGTTTACTATTTATTAAAAAATCAATTTCTAAGTGAATTAATAAAGCGTTCGAACAGCTTAGCTGCCGTGGACTCATCAACCCTTCTAACTACTCTTCTGACTTCTTTTTCAATTTCTTCTTGAATTTCTTCAATGACTTCCTCTACCTTTGGAGCTGACGGTAGCCAGTGTCCTGAGGCAATGTCATAATAAAATTCAGCGTTTTCCATAATGCCGTTTACAAAACAGTTAGGGCCTGAAGGATCTGTGACAATGTCCACTGTTGATAAGTGAAAATCATCTTGAACTTCCATAATTCCAGATTTCATTGGTTTAACTGATCCCAAACCTCTTGTTGAAACCCCAATTTTAACATCCTCGTCCATGAAAGTTTTAACGATTTCTCCCATTGGAGTACTTAAAATTTTGGCTTTTCCAACAAAGTCGGACCCATCTCTTTTCATTTCAGTGATAAGGTGTGATACTCTATCACCATTAATGGTTGGAGTTTCTGGGTGACCAAGTTCTCCAAGGGCTCGTTTAGTTTCGATGAAGTCTTTATTATAGCGATTCATCTCATTCTCAAGAATCCCAGCAGGATAAATTCTCCCGTTACGATTCTTGATGTCTCCTTGCATAAAGATACCTTCAATGAAATAAGACTTTTTCCCAGTCGCTTCATTGAGCTCTGTAGCAATTTGAAGATCTTCTGTTACTTCAGTAATTAATTTCATTAGTTCAATCCTTACCTAAATTACTATTATATTTATAATAAATTATAATGCTTCTCTGGCAAATCCAAGAATCTCTTCAAATCCTGATTTGTCTTTTTTAGCAACTTCACCTAATTTTTTTTGGTTTTGCCTTGACAAGTCCTTAAACATTGAAGTCAACGCATCAGCATCTTCCTTTTTAAGAATTACTTGAGATCCGTCTTTGAGTTTCATAGCACCTGCTTTGAATTTCATAGCTTCGTCTAATAACTCTTCGGTAACTTCAACTTCTTCCTTACGAACTTTTTTTCTGTTACGAAGCATTGCTAAGTCGTGTCCGTCAATTTTACCATTTTTATTATGGTCAATTTTCTTTTGCTTTGCAGATAACTCTTCGTCAGTCAATTCTGTTTCCTCTTTTTTCTCCCAAGGAGCTTTTTTCAAAGTAACAGCTTTTTTACCTTTTTCTGATGAGGCAGATACCTTAGCGAGTTTTTTCGCAAGAGAAGCTTTTTGGCTTTCGTTTACAGTTTCTTCAGTAGCCATACCTGTCATTGTTTCAGCAGTAGCATAACTATAAAGTGTTTGCATCTCTTTAGCAACGCCAGCTAATTTGTTTTGGAACCATTCTTCTGGATCATTTGTTGACTGAACGTATTTTGCAATACCCATCATATTGTGAGACATCGCGCGAAGCGCGCCCATCATCATTGGTTTTTCTTGCGTTGGGTCTTCTGTCAATTCTACTTCTTCTTTGATATGAGCAGCTCGGTATAATTTCATTGCTTCTTTATACTTTGGATTGTTCATCATCTGCTTTGACTCGCCAGCATCTGGGTTATCAGCAATCATGCGAACAGTTGGCTCATCGAGACTATTCTTTTTCATATATTTTTTATATGCATCAAATTTCTTTGGATCAACTCTGCCACCGAATTTATTTTTCATAGGAGTCATGCTACGAGAAATCTCGTCGATTTGCTCAGCTTCTTCGTTTTTACCTTTATAAGCTAAACGCTTAGCAGCCATGTCTGAGCCTTTTGCGCGTTTGTGGAATGTTTTTCTAGCAGGCTCATATTGCTTTTTCTTCTCAGGCTTACGAGCTTTTTCAGTATCGATCATGGTATTCATAGATTTACGCATAGAATCCTGTGATTTACTATAATAGCGCTGCGCCAGATCCTTTGAAATCTCGTCGATTTGCTCCACTTCTTCGCCGATTCTTTCGACGGCCGGGTCTTTTGCAGCATATGCAGCATCGTATGTAGATGCATCAGGCTCTGTAGTTTTAGATGGCTTGCCTGCAATATCACCTGTGAACTGATGGTCTAGTGCGACAGGATGTTTCTGAACTTCGTAAGTATGCTGGTCGATGAACCGTTGTTCATCTGGAGAAATAGGTTTAGCTACTTCACTGACCATTTGCTTGAAGGATTTCATTTTATTTGTCTCCTAAGAAAAATTTAGTTTTATTAATGTATTTATCCATTTATATTATTTGCTGACGCTTCCTGCTCTTGTTCAGGCTCTGAATCGTCTTCCGGTTCCTGGGCTGCGGCTAAATCAGCTTCTTCTTTTGATTCTGATTCTATTTCTTTCTTCATTTCTTTTATTTCATCTTCGGTCATGCGCAATACGTTTTTGCGTACCCAATCTCTAGAATAATAAACGCCAATAGCATCTTCAACGTCTCGTAACGTCGTGAGCCTTTCACGCTGAATTTCAGCCTCTTTTAATTCTTCAAAATAGTTATCTTGGATAAAGTCATATCTAAGATCGTTTTTGATTTCCAGAAATTCTTCAGGAGTCATAATACCTTTAAGCACTAATTGTTTTTCAAGCACTTGAGTAAAGAGAGTAGAAAAACGAGATCTTACTCTTTTAACGAATTTACCGAATTTCATTTCATCACGAGTAATTTCTGAAACGCGGCCAAAGGAATACATTGTCTCTGGCTCTAAACGTGATAAAGGAACTTTGAGCGCTTTAAACAATTTGCGCTGGAAATACTGAAGATTTTGATCATCTGTTAAACCGGCAGCGGATCCGCCTGGCATCGTATCAACTTCAGTTGTTCTTTCACCACCACGACGAGGAAACCAAAAGTCCTCAGTCATTGTCATCATTTTACGCGAGTCTGTAACTTCGCCGGTTGAAGAGTTATATTGCAGTTTATTCTTATGGCGAACCATCATGTCTTTTATATACTGCTCAGCTTTCGATTTAGGTAAGTTACCAACGTCAATATAGAAGACTCTTCTTTCAGGAGCTCGTGTAATAGTGTAAATGATTGTCGCATCTTCCAACATCCTTAACTGATTTAATGGTTTAATGGCGCCATGTAGGTACGATAAAACAAGAGCGTTATTTTCGCTCATTAAACCAGATGTTACTCGAGCTATTGAGTCTTTTGCAATTTTAAAGCCTTGCGTGCCTGATTGCATGGTACCTTTATTACCGCCAAAGCCATTTTCAGAATACATATAGTATTCAGCTTTAGTTTTCTTTACAGGAATACCTGAGTGTGGATCCTTATCTTTCTTATCCATTTCACGAATAAGTTTAAGTTTACGAGGATCCACGTAGCGCAATTCCTTGATACCGTCTTTAATGTTTTCGTTATCAATAATTACGTGGTAGTTGATTCGTCCGTCAACATAAAATTTGCTAAACATATCGTAACCTTGAGACGTAAAGTCAAATAGGCTCATTATGCCATCAAATTCTTCTTGAAGTTTATCTTTTACTTTGTCAGGCAGGTCAACGTCATCTAATAGTAATTCAACGACTTTATCGTCAATGTCAACACTAATAGATTCGTTTACGATTTCATCTACAGCCTGTGCAATTTCTGGATGCATAGCTAAAGCACGATAACGACTGACGAGTTCAGACTCTGTTTTAGCAGTACCTTCCATATCCAGAATAGTACTATAGAATCCACCCATAGCATTACCGCTGACAGTGATAGCACCATCATCGTTAATAGGTTCCGCGAATGAGGTTAATGGTTCAACCTCATCCGCTTCACGTTTAATCTCAAAACCAAAAATTTTCATTTTGTCACTTTCTCATTATATATTATGTAGTTGGTACGCCGGTATTTCCTTCAACTCTCCATAAATCATACTGGAATGTTACAGAAAACTCTTCGATTGAATCTGTCTGTGACCAATCCATTTGGATACCTTCGACGCTAATTGGGAACATACCTTCGAAAACGTATGTACGCAATGGCGAACCGTCTTTGCTGTACTGGGTGATTTGCCCAGTGGATTTATATTGTTGTGGTAACCCTCTTGAGTTTGAATCATGAGAGTTAATAAAATTCATCCATTCTTCCATAGCGTTACGAATGGCAAAATCTTCGTCGTTGATAATTGTGACCGTCCAGTCAGCAAATGTTCTATCACCAGCGTATTTGACCTGGCGCCCAAAGTAGGGCACCGTGTATTGGCCAACAGTTGATTCCGGAATTCCTGCAGCTCTAATCATAAATGGAACTTTGATGTCTGCTACATTGGAAATCGGGTTAGTGACTTGACATTGGAAGAGCGTTGGACGTGCACCGCCACCTACGAGTTCTGATTTGAACTGGTTGATATTGAATGCCATGTTTTTCTTCTCCTATTTTAAACTATTTATTACGAGATCTGACCAACGATTTCGTCAAACTCAATACCTGTTCTCGTAGCTACGAACGTAAGTTCGATAACATTGATTGAACGGGCTGGCTTGATGAAGATACTTGCTCGGAATTCATTACGATCAATGACCTCAGGAGTATTGACTGTGGAATCAGATATAACTCTGAAGTCAATAATACCACGACGTCCTTGAATGTCTCTTAAGAATGGATCAACGATGTTTCTAAACTGTGTTTGTGTAAATTCATCGTTAAATTCGAATAAGAAACTTTCAGCTGCTGTAGCAATTGATTTTTCAACCGCAATAAACAATCTACGTACATTAATACGGTCAAATGCGCTTGCCATTCCAAGACCGGTTTTATCACCGAAGAGAACGATTCCGCGACCTGTCTGTGACATAACTGGGTTAATGTCTGCGCCGTACAACTGATCTCTTTGTGGTTTACTTGGATTAAATGCAAGTTTAACAACGTTTTTAATAACGCCTTTTCTGAAACCTGCTGGTGATTCCCAAGCATCCACCCTTGAAATAAGGCCTGCCATGTCGCCGTTTAGAGGAGTCCAACGATACACATCATTATATTTGTCGTAACGATATTTGTATCCACTGTCCATAAACATGTATGAAGAGTTTTGGATTTTATTACGATGCGCAATTGCGTTCGTAAGTTTGGCATTTGTTTTAAGTTCATCTACGACTGCTTCTTTTGAAGGTGATACCAACATTACGCAATCTCTACGATAGTCTACAACGTTTGACAAAATATAATTTGCTCTTGCTGCTGCGTCGTCGCTTTTACCAACCATAACCATTGAAATGTCGAGCTCGTTTGAGTTCTTCAATGTATCGTAAGCAAACGCCATAGCGGCCAACGTTGCGTTAGATTCCGTTGCTGCATCAGTACCGTTTACCATGGATTCATATACTGCAACTGAGCTAGATGCCTGTGAACTAATTACTGCTGTATTTGCTACCTTCACCCAAGAGGAGAAGTTTTCAATTACGTTGCTGTAATAGTTAGTTTGACCTTGCGGGCCGACCGCGCCGACTGTAGTTGATAAGTTTTCAAATCTTTCAACAACTGTACCTGCCGCGCCTGTTACTGATCCGTCTTCGTCAATTACCGCGACGTGAATGTGACCTGCGCTTGGAGCTGATCCAAAAATACCATTGTGTTGCCACTTTTTAGTAAATCCGATTTCGTCTAATTCTGTTTCTGCTAAAGTATATCTTGACGTAAAGCTAACATCGTATTGATAAGCTGTAGTCACCGTAACTGCCGAGTTACCAGATCCAAAAGTAGTTTCAAGCTCTGTTTCTGTAAACGTTGAAACAATTAAGTCTTGGTATCCAACACTATCGTTACCAACTGTAAGAACATCGCCAGTAGTTAATGTAGCTAATTGGTTAGTGTTTGCAGTTTCAAACGACATAGAATTGGCGTTAAATGTAATCGTTTGTGTTACTGAGTTATTTGAAACTCTGTTTGAAGGGATTTCAGCTGCGTCGATCCAAGAACCGCTAAAGCCACCCGCAGTAACCCAAGCTACTTGTAATGAGTTACCAATATCGCCAGGATACTTTGCATCGAATGCACCATACACTGTATTGTCTGGATCAATATCGTTGTTTGC